AGGTATGGGTGTGTAACATGGTAGTAAATGCTTCAAAGAATTATACAAAACCAAGTATGAGAGCTAACTTAGTTAAAAGAGTCAAAGCAAGCAGCAAGGGTGGTAAGCCTGGTCAATGGTCTGCTCGAAAGGCTCAGATGGTAGCAAAACAATATAAAGCCAAGGGTGGAGGATATAAGACATGATGAGATATTTAAAAAGGTTATGGTGCGCTTTTACCAATCGTAAGTGTAGTCCTAAGTGTGACTGCTGCTAGGAATGAAAGCCCCACAGAAATCATTAAAGGATTGGGGAAAGCAGAAGTGGCGAACTTCTGATGGATCTCCATCCAAGGGTAAGAAGAGATACTTACCTGACAAGGCATGGAAGGCTTTGACACCTGGGGAAAAGGCTGCTACTAATAAAGCCAAGGCTACAGGAAATAAAAAAGGAAAGCAGTTTGTAGCACAACCCAAGGGTGTAGCAAAAAAAGTCAGACCATACAGAGCTAGTAAGGGAGGTCTAGCTAGAAAGAAAAAATAGAATGCCATTTCTTACTAGCAGTATACCATACTTCAAAGCATGGATACGAAGAGACTACACAAAGAATTTAGAAGACTACGAGGGCGAGTTTTTACATGCGATGGTTATAGGTGTAACCACCATGCCAAACAGAACCCTGAGTTTCCAAGTTATATTCACAGGTTGCGAGTCAGACTTTGATGACTCAGAGAATATACATGGTGGTGCAATGTGGGCAAGGATGCCTCTTACAGCACTCGTGGCAGATACTCCTCTTGATGGTTGGCCCAAAGAGTTGCCACCATACTTAGCTCAACCCTGGGATTGTATGTCTCATACACACTCAGTATACAAATTAGAAAGAGCTAGCCCTGCTCCCTGGATTGCCAAAGTAGATGGACAGTTCTATCCTGCAAAGTATTACTTCACTGTAGACTACACAGATAACGAAGTAGCAGATGATCCTGCACAACATAAACAGTCTCACGTACTAGAGTTGTTAGACGCAGGAGAATACACAGGTAACATTGTTGCGTTGCCCAACAATAGAGTGAGAGTAACTCACCCTGCTTGGTTTGAAACTGGACAAGGTGCTCCAGACTTTAAACCCAATCAGCACATATATAACTCAAAAGAAGACGTAGACTATGTATGGGATACGCAACGAGTATTTAACAATTTGTATAGTGAGGAAGAACAATGAAAAAGATGAAGAAAAAAGGCTACGCAATGGGTGGAGCTAACATGAAGAAGAAGGGTTATGCAGCAGGTGGTTTGAAAGCTCCTGGCGCAGGTAACACAGGTCTTAAGAAACTACCTTCAGCAGTTCGTAACAAAATGGGTTACATGAACAAGGGTGGAATGCCTAAAAAGAAAAAGGGTTATGCTAAGGGTGGCATGAATGACATGCGTAAAACAGGAATGTTTTATGGTGGCATGTCTAAGAAGAAGGGTAAGTAACAATGTCTAAAAAGAAATTAGCTGAAGTTGTTATTGAGTACCTGGGTAAGTTCTTTAAAACAACAAAACCTATTGCTAACGCAATAAAGAATAACAACCCAAGGGTACGCATTGTAACAAAGCCCCCTAAAGGGATTAACATAAATAATCTGAAGCCACCCCCCAAGTCTTTGAAGCAACCAACGAACCCAAAGACAGGGAAGTTTCAGAAACCTGCACCATCTCCTGTAAAGGTGGCTCCTAAGAAACCTAACGTTCCTACTAAAAAAGATACTAAGCCAAGCAGTGTTCCTTCAGTTTCTAAGAAGAAACCAAATGCACTAACTACTTCACCTAAGAAGACAAGACCAGGTGATGACGCAAAGGTAATAGGAGGTTCTAAAACTAAACCTGATACCAGGGATTACTCTGTTCGTAATGTTCCAAAATTAAAACCACCAGGTAACCCTGCAGCCCTCGCAAGAATTGCTCCTTTAGATAGTGGGCCAGAAGTAAAGACTGTTCCTCCAGAGGATAAGAAAAAGAAGGAGCAGGATAGGAAGACTAAACCAAAGACTGTAGCTCCTAAGAAAACAAAACCTTCTGTAAAGGCTCCCCCACGTAAGGGACCACCTACTAAGAAGAAACCAGACAGTAAACCAAACAAGAAACCACCTCCACGTCCTGCACAAGGTCCATCAACAAATGAGTCTTTTGCTGCAGCCTTTAGACGTAACAGGTCTGCTAAGAAACCTACGTTTACCTGGAAGGGTAAGCTTTATACTACTCGCCTTAAAGAAGAGTCTATCGCAGAGCACAAGAAAAAATTTAAGGTAGAAGGTAAGTATAAATGAAACTAGATGGTGACTTAGTAATTGATCAGTATGGTGCAGTTCTCGCAGAGAAGATTCATGGTGAGTGGCACAGTAAAGATCCTGCTGTTCTAGATTTTGTAAACAATCAGGATACAGAAACAGAAAAAGTACGTGCTCGAAATGAGAAGGGTCATTACATAAAGGATGACCCTTCTACCCCTGATGTTAATGAAGCTTGGACCATCAAACCTAAAGACACATAATATCAAAAAAGAGTGCTTTGGGAGGAGACTCAATTGGACCCAGTAACAATAATTGGTGGGGCTACTATGGCCTTCAACGCTTTGAAAAAAGGTTTTCAGGTGGGGAAGGATCTAAACGATATGAGTAGCCAACTAACTCAGTGGGCTAGTAGTATGAGTGATCTAGCCTACGCAGAGCAAAAAAATAAAAACCCTCCCTGGTGGAAATCATTAAATGGAGGGTCAATAGAAAGTGAAGCCTTGGCTATTTTCACTGCTAAGAAAAAAGCACAGGAAATGAGAAATGAGCTAAAAAATTGGATCTCATTTTCTATGGGGCCATCAGCCTGGGATGAACTAGTATCCATTGAGGGTAGAATACGAAAGCAGAAAAAAGATCAAGAGTATCGCAAGGCTGAACTACAGGAAGCTATTATAACTTGGAGTGTAACAGGTGTGCTCTTAACTATAAGCTTTAGTACTTTTGGTTTTATATTATATATGGTGACATAATGACGAAACAACTTACAGAGAAACAACAAAAGTTCTTGGACGTATTGTTCGAGGAAGCAAAAGGCGATCCTGTTGTAGCTAAGAAGCTTGCAGGGTATGCTGATGGTGTCGCCTCTACTCAAATAGTTAATGCCTTGACAGATGAGATTGCAGAGCTTACAAAGAGATTCATAGCACAGTCTTCAACTAAGGCAGCATACACAATGTTTTCAGTTATGGCAGATCCTACAGACCTGGGTGTAAAAGAAAAAATGTTAGCAGCTAAAGATATTTTAGATCGTGCAGGATTTGTTAAAACAGATAAGGTAGAAGTAAAGGCTTCAGAGCCAGTATTTATTTTACCTGCGAAAGAAGATGAGTAAAAGAGCGTCAGAAGCAGACCATCCAACTAAGGTAGACTGGCAGATTCCTCTTCAAGAAAAAGGGGGCGAGTGGTATCCTGTAATTAGAGTAGGAAGACACGTACCCTTTGGCTACAAACAGGATGAAGAAGATGAAATGCTTTTGATTCCTATACCTGAAGAACTAGAACTCTTGGAAAAAGCTAAGTTGTTTCTTCAAGAATATAGTATTAGGCAGGTAGCTAGGTGGTTATCTGATAACTCAGGCAGATACATATCTCACTCAGGATTATACAAACGTGTCAGAATGGAAGAAAAAAGACGCAGGGCATCCTCAAACTATAAGCAGTATGCCAAAAAATATAAAGAAGCGTCAAGGAAAAGCCAGAAAATCGAAGAGAAAAGACTTGGTGGTAGAAGTACCAGAAGTCTTGCCACAGATGAGGACTACATCAAACTCGAAAGAGGGGAGTGCTGTCCCTTCTGTGGTCAAACAAAAGGTAATATTTGAACCCAACCCAGGACCACAAACTAGGTTCCTAGCATCAACTGAACAAGAGGTACTATATGGAGGCGCAGCAGGAGGGGGGAAATCGTTCAGCTTGGTGGCTGATCCAGTTAGATATTTTGCGAATCCACATGCACGAATGTTACTTGTTCGTAGGAGTACAGAAGAGTTACGAGAACTTATTTCTGTAAGTAAACAACTCTATCCTCAAGCCATACCAGGCATAAGGTTTATGGAAAGAGACAAGACTTGGGTTACACCTAATGGTGCAACACTATGGATGTCATACCTTGATCGTGATGATGATGTTATGAGATACCAGGGTCAAGCCTTTAACTGGATTGGTTTTGACGAATTAACTCAGTGGCCCTCCAGTTACTCCTGGAACTATATGCGCTCAAGGTTACGTACTACGAGAGCAAGTGGACTTCCTTTATACATGAGGGCAACCTCTAATCCAGGAGGACCAGGACATCAGTGGGTAAAGAAACACTTCATTGATCCTAACACCCCAGACAAATCCTTTTGGGCAACAGATGAAAATGGTGAAGTAATACGTTGGCCCAAGGGTCACACAAGAGAGGGTGAACCCCTATTCAAACGTAAGTTCATTCCTGCTACCCTATTTGACAATCCCTATCTTTCAGAGGATGGGATGTACGAGGCTAACCTTCTATCCCTACCAGAGCACCAACGTAGACAATTACTTGAGGGTGACTGGGATATAAACGAGGGTGCAGCCTTTCCAGAGTTTAACAGACGTATCCACGTTGTTGATCCATATGATATACCTAGTAACTGGACTCGATTTAGGGCTTGTGACTATGGGTATGGATCTTATACTGGGGTAGTCTGGTTCGCAGTTGTTCCAGGATCTGAACAGCTAATAGTCTACAGAGAGCTATATGTTTCTAAGATAATTGCTACTGATTTGGCTGACATGATCCTGGACATTGAAGATGGAGAAAAAGTAAAGTATGGTGTTCTTGACTCTTCTCTTTGGCATAATCGTGGAGACACTGGACCTAGCCTAGCAGAACAAATGATTATGAAGGGCTGTAGGTGGAGACCATCAGATAGGTCTAAAGGTTCTCGTGTAGCAGGTAAGAATGAATTACATAGACGTTTACAAGTAGATGAGTTTACAGAGGAACCAAGACTTGTCATATTTTCTAATTGCGTTAATACTGTATCTCAGCTACCCTCTATTCCTCTAGATAAAAGAAACCCTGAAGATGTTGACACAAACTCAGAAGATCACCTATACGATGCTTTGAGATATGGTGTAATGACACGCCCTCGTAGTAACATATTTGATTTTGATCCTGCATCACAAAGAACAGGTTTTCAAGCTTCAGATCCCACCTTTGGTTATTAAGGAATACCTATGGAAGAAGATGATATATTTGAAACAAACGAATTAGATATAGATGAAGAGAACTCATCTTATGTTGAAGACATACCTGATAGTGAAATACAAAGTGATCCTACAGTTGGAAGAATTGTAGGGTTTGTCGAAGATCGTTATAGTAAAGCTGAGAAAGCCAGATACTCTGATGAACAGAGGTGGATAAAGGCTTATCAAAATTATAGAGGCATCTATGGTACAGACGTGCAGTTTACATCTACTGAGAAGTCTAGAGTATTTGTAAAGGTAACTAAGACTAAAGTTCTTGCAGCTTATGGTCAAATCGTAGATGTTTTGTTTGGATCACATAAGTTTCCACTTTCAATTAATCCAACTGTTTTACCAGATGGGGTTGCAGAAACTGTACACTTTGAATCTAATGATCAAATAAAAAAAGCAAACAATGATACTCCTTTGATGACATCAGATGATACTAGGTTAAGACCTGGTGAAACAATTATAGATCTAAGAGAAAGACTTGGTGGTATAAAAGAAAAACTAGAACCTGTAACATCTCAATTAAAAGAAGGCCCAGGCACAACGCCATCACAACCTAACTTTCATCCTTCTTTGGTTTCTGCAAAGAAAATGGAAAAACAAATACATGATCAACTAGACGAATCTAACGCAAGTAAACAATTAAGAAACACAGCATTTGAGACTGCCTTGTTTGGCACAGGTATTATGAAGGGTCCATTTGCGTTAGACAAAGAGTATCCTAACTGGGACGATGATGGTAACTACTCTCCTATGTATAAAACAATTCCTCAAACTTCCTCAGTATCTATCTGGAACTTTTACCCAGACCCAGACGCTAACAATATGGATGAGGCTGAGTATGTTGTAGAGAGACACAAAATGTCTAGGTCACAAATGAGAGGGCTTAAGAACAGACCTTTCTTTAGACCAAATGCTATTGATAAAGCTATTGATCTTGGCGAGTCCTACTCAAAAGAGTGGTGGGAACAAGTGATGGAAGATGCAGATCAAGAGACAAGAGCAGAAAGATATTCTGTTTTAGAGTTCTGGGGATATGTAGATACTGACATACTTGAAAACTATGATGTAGATATTCCAAAAGAATTACAAGATCAAGATCAAGTATCTGTTAATATATGGATATGTAATAAGCAGGTAGTGCGTCTTGTAATGAATCCATTTAATCCTGCTATACTTCCTTACTACGCAGTTCCATACGAAATAAACCCTTACAGTTTCTTTGGAGTAGGTATAGCTGAAAACATGGATGATACCCAAACACTCATGAATGGTTTTATGAGGCTCAGTGTGGACAATGCAGCATTGTCTGGTAATTTAGTAATAGAGGTGGATGAAACTAATCTAGCCCCAGGCCAAGATCTATCTATCTACCCAGGCAAAGTCATTCGCAGAATGGGGGGAGCACCTGGGCAGAGTATCTTTGGAACCAAGTTCCCCAACGTAAGTAACGAGAACATGCAGATGTTTGATAAAGCAAGGGTATTAGCAGATGAATCAACTGGTTTTCCATCTTTCGCTCATGGTCAGACAGGCGTTACTGGTGTGGGTCGTACTGCTAGTGGTATTTCTATGCTTATGTCTGCTGCCAATGGCAGCATTAGGACTGTCATAAAGAATATAGATGATTACTTATTAGGACCACTTGGCAAAGCATTTTTTAGTTTTAACATGCAATTTAATTTTGATCCTGAAATAAAAGGTGACTTAGAAGTTAAAGCTGAAGGAACAAACTCTTTGATGGCTAACGAAGTTCGTAGTCAAAGACTCATGCAGTTTCTTGGTGTTGTTCAGAATCCTGCTCTTGCACCTTTCGCAAAAATGGATTATATTATCAGAGAGATTGCAAACTCTATGGATCTTGATCCTGACAAAGTTGCTAACTCAATGACAGACGCAGCTATACAAGCTGAGATCTTAAAGAAATTTCAAGCAGAAAATCCACCACCTGCTCCACCTCAAGCACAACCTGGACCACCTCCAGGAGCACAAGCACGAGATACACAGGGTTCTGGTGGAGGACAAGTAGGAACAGGATCTGTACCAACACCAGGTGAACCTGGATTTTCTGGTAATGTAGGTCAACAACAACGATGAAACATTTAAAATTATTGGTTAATAACCCTGATCTCTGGAATCCTTTTGACAGAGAATTAGAAAGACGATTGAATATAGTCCACATACAATTAGAACAAACTTTAAAAACTGAAGACATTTTCAGACTTCAAGGTGAAGCTAAAGCTTTACGAAGATTAAGACACTTAAGGGAAGAAGTGAATGGACCTGAATCAAACTGAAGAACCACGATTTACTGATAAAGAGATGGCTGAAGTAGACATACTACAGAGTGACCCTACCTCTGAGTATTACTACAATGATCCAGATAATGAAGAAGGTTTTTTAGATAAGGTTAAAAGAAAACTTGAACCCTACTCAGAGGACTTCAAAGGTTTCATTGAATACCTGTTCACACCTAGCAGACACTTTGGCACAGGTCAGTATTCTGAGGGTGGGCTAGAAACTCAAACAGATAACGCTTTTAGTAAAGCTATTTCTAAAAGACCTGGGTTTAGATCTCTTTCAGATGCTAAGGGTCAAGTATCTTCAGAAGAATTAAAGAAGGGGGTTGATAACGCAGCTACATACCTTCTTCCTTTTTATGAGTCAGGTGTAAATATATCTAACGTTGTAGAAGAATACATGAAGCCTGAGAGTGAACGTGATTACGATTATATAAAACAACAGTTCAATGAGGCAGGACAGGGTGCTGCTATTGAAGCAGGTATGATTTTACTAGGTGGTGTTGTCTTCAAGTATGGTGGACAGGGTATTAAAGCCCTCTACAACAAAGTAAAACAATACGAGGTCAATCCTGATGCAGTATCAGCATTTGGTGTAGGTGCTATCAGAAAGAAAGACACCTTTGAAGAAGTTATGACACCTGTCAAGGCTACAAGAAAAAAAGTAGAACAGTCAGGAGAAGCAGTCCTACGC